CTTTTGCGTATGCTTGCTATAATATGCTCAAGAAGATAGAAGTCTATGAAGATTGGTTGGAAATGTTTCGCACAGAAGTGAAAGATGTTCATACCAGAATAAAAGCCGTAGACGATAGAAATTTATTTGAAAAAGACGATGATGTAGGATTCGTGTTTTCAGAAATAGTAAAAATCATAAAAGAATTTGACGAAAAAATAAAATAATATGAAGAAAAAGAAGAAGATCTTGAAAAAGACAAAAAAATCAAAGATTTCTAACAAGAAAAAGAAAATTCATAAGGTCATAAAAAAACAGAAAAAACAAAAAAAGATAAAATCTGTAATAACAACGGTTGATCCTACTATAGAAACAATCAAGCGTCCACGCGGCAGACCAAAGGGAGCAAAAAACAAAAAAACGGAAAATTCTTCGTCAAAAGGTTCGAACGTGTATTTTACTCCAGAAACAGAAGCGGCTATCATCGCATACAATAGAAGCGAGGATCCGAGAGAAAAAGACAGAATATACAACGATCACATTCAGCAAGCATTTTTTAAGATAGCAGAAAACGTTTATAATACGTTTAAGTTCAGCTATGCTGATGTTAGCCCTCTTGAGATCCAAAAGCAGGCTATATCACATATGGTGGCAAATATAGACAAGTATGAGCCAGGTAAGGGTAAAGCGTTCAGCTATTTTAGCATTGTGGCCAAAAACTGGTTTATTTTAGACAACAACACCACATATAAGCGTTTTAAAAAGCACGTTGAGATATGTGAGCAGGTTGGTGATTCTGGAGAGTTTATTATTGAACCGGAACACGAAAAACAGGAAAGTGAAACTAGAGAGTTTATAACTCTTATGGTAGATTACTGGGATAAAAATGTGCATAAAATGTTTAACAAAGAAAAAGATCTTAAAATTGCACACGCTGTCATAGAAATCTTTAGAAATGCGGATAGAATCGACGTTTATAATAAAAAGGCACTTTATCTGTATATACGAGAAATTGCTGACTGCCAGACTCAAAAGATAACGAAGGTAATTAATAAGATGAAATCTACCCAAAGAAACATAGCCGAAGAATATCTAAATAGGGGTACTATTAGTGGGGCCAAGGCTTAAATATATATTATAAAGACTATTTATAGTCATGGATAACGACATAGAGATATTCAAAGGAAAAAGCTTCTCTGATCTTTGCAAGGACATTGTAAAGAACAGTGAGGAAAAAAAGAACCAGATAGATATCTTGGTAACAGATCTTCGTGAAATGATCAAAACTATCAACGATGCCACGATGATAGTTCCATTATTGAAAGAATATTTCGATGTTGGTGTGAGAAATGATGAGCAACTTATCAAACTCGCCGCTATCATACAAAGATTGATGGTAAACAAAGGTGGCGGCGAGGAAGGTGGAGCAATGATGTTAACAGAAGATGAGCGCAAGCAGTTGATGACTACTATAGAAGAAACTGCCAAAGCTATCAAACCGCCTGATATAGAAAAGAAAAGCAAATAACATATGGCTTACGAAATCACCGAGAAACGTGGAGAGCAGAATGTAAAGCAGGATGATACATTAGCATCTAAACGTTTCGTCATAGAAAGAAAACCAGATAGCGTATATTTCTATGAACTTGAAGAAGCTGTTGTGCTGGATGTTATACTTGACGAAAATCATCCTGAAATTAAAGATTCAAAGCTTGATCCAACCGATTGGCCACCAAATATTGATGGTAGTGAACCAACAGGCACAGACAAAAATTACTCTTGGATAGGAAGAATACGCTTTAGATTCTTAAACAGCGAAATTAACGTTGAAAAGGAAGTGCTTAATTGGGCATTTCCTATGGAAAATACAGGTATTGTAGAATATCCGTTGATGAACGAGATAGTTGTGGTTGGAAAATATATGGATCAGTATTTCTATACTAGAAAACTGAACACAAACTCTACGGTAAATTCCAACGCAATGTTTTCTGCCGAAAGAAACTCTGGATTGGTCGAACGAAACCTCAATATATACGATCAAAGCGATGATAAAAAATACGTTGGTCCAGAATCCAAGATGAACTTTGGTGGAGGACCGGAATATACAGGAATCCTTGGGAGCTATTTCAAATTTAATCCAAAGATAAGAATGCTTAAACCATTTGAAGGAGATACAATCCTTCAATCTCGTTTTGGGTCATCTATTAGATTTGGATCGTATGATTCAAATAGAGGAAATGATAATGGTCTTGGGGAATATTCCGACCACGGTGGAAATCCAATGATCTTGATAAGAAATAGACAGGCTCCGGTAAAAAATCCACAGGGGTTTACCGGAAAGGGATATACTTCCGAGGACATCAATAAAGACGGTTCTTCTATACATTTTACTTCTGGAAAAACAATATCATCTTTTGTTCCTACCACAACAACCGGTATGGTAAACGTGACCAAGGGGATACCATTTCCAAAGTTGGATGGCGACCAGATAGTAGTGAACAGTGATAGAATAGTATTTTCATCCAAAGCCAATGAAATGATGTTTTTTTCCAAAAAATTGATCAGTATTACCACGGATCAAATTTTGAGTTTGAATTCGTATGGCAATACTACCATAACTTCCAATAAAGGAATATTGACCCTTAATGCTCCAAAGATATATTTAAATTTCAATCCAGATGGTCCAAACGATCAACCAGCATTGCTTGGTAGAACAACCGTTCTTTGGATGTATGCGCTGTGTGATTGGATGCTATTGAATGTAAATTCTCAAATTCAGACATTGACTACATTAATAGCACACTTTCACTTGGCTCCGCCTCCAACAAAAGTCACCTTTCCTCCAGCGCCGCCTTGGATAGCATTGATGTCTGAGAACTTGCAATCGTTGTACGCTTCTCAGACAAGCTTGTTGGCACTGCGGTCTCAATTAAGTTCGTTGATGAGTAGTAGAGTATTCTTGGGAGGATAATATTATGAGCGGAATTCCAATAATATCGGCACCATCTGTCTCTGTATCTGCGGGTTCATCTATATCAACATCTACTCTAAGTGTAGGCGTATCTACTCCAAAATTTGTAACATCTACCGCTCCAGATCTATCGTTAAGAGCAACATCCACACCAACGGTAAGTATAAATTCAGCAATAACAAATCCAAGCAGTTTGAGTTTGAGCGGAGTTGGTTCTAGTATGGGAGTACCAACAAGTATAGGAGGAGCGGTGGCTTCTGTTGGAATTCCAACTTCATTGCCTCCTCCGGGCCAAGCATTGAATACTTTGAGCCAAGGTTTGGGAGTTAGTATTCCAACCACTGCCAACATAACTCAAGCATTTAGCGGAACGGTTTCTAGTATGTTACCAGCTGGAGGACTTGGGTTGAAAAATTTAGAATTTCCAAAAATTCCACAATTTCCAGGAGCGGACAAAATTGGAATTACGCTCGGTGCGGGGAAACAGTTTGTGACTGAACAGGTAACTAAGTTTCAAACGATTGTTCCACCATTTGCACCAGGATTAAAAATAAATATGGGTATGGCCGCTGCGGCATTATCTGTAATAAAGGCGGCGATGTCGGCCAATCCTAGCGAGCTTTTGAAACATTTATTAAGCAGTGTGGTGGATGATCTAAAATCTCAAGCAATTGGAGAACTCAAAACTGCAATTGATTCGACCGGCGCAAATAATTTACAGAACCAAGTAAGTGGAGTCGTAGATGGTGCCAAAAGTTCATTTACCGACCAGTTTAATAGAGACAATCCCCCACAAACAATAACCAATGAGGATGGCGAAACAACGACCATACCAGCACCAACACCAGATTTGTCATCATTTCCCAAAGTTGATATACTACCAAAGGCCGGTGATGGTATATTAAGCCAGACAAATATAAATACTTCTCAATTTACAAGTAATGCGGGAACTAATGTGAAAGCATTTACCTTCCCTCCAAACAGCTAATTATTAAAAATACTATATATTTATATAAAGGATCATATATATGAAAAAGAACGAACTAGTAGAAATTATAAGAACTCTAGTAAAAGAGGAAGTTCATAACGCCCTTCCACAGCTATTGATGGAAGTTTTGGCTGAAAAGATGACAGAAAACTCGGCTGCAATCTTGGAATCAAAGAGTCAACCATCTGCTCCAGCAAGAAAGCCAACTGTTAGCGTTCAGCTTGAAGAGCCAATCAAGAAGCAACCTGCTCAGGCTCCGAAGATATTTACAAAGAATCCTATACTAAATCAGATATTAAACGAAACTGTTGGTGGTGTTCCACAGGAACAAGCCGCACCTTCTGCAATTGATACAATCCAAACTCTTCCAAAAGAAGTATTGAATGAAAACAAAGAAGTTGCCGCCGTCGCAAATGCATTGACCAGAGACTATTCAAAGCTTTTGAAAGCAGTAGACGCCAAAGCTAAAGCTAAACGTCCAGTATAATGGCAAACAACACACAGACTTATGGTATAGTTCTTCCCATAGCACATGGGCCACAAGGATTTTTTAACCAAAGTTACAATGTGGTTGAGCAAGTAAAGTCAAATTTGAATATGCTTCTTAGAACGCGAAAAGGGGAGCGCAGAATGAATCCTGACTTTGGATCTGGTCTTTGGAGTGTTCTCTTTGAAAACTACAACGAAGACATCACGCCATTGATAGAAAACACAATCAGACAGGATATAAATCGCTGGATGAACTATGTAAGTGTCAAGGATGTTCAAATAGACACCACCAGCGAGCAAGTTAATAACAAAATTGGAGTAAAAGTTTTGTTTACTGTTCCAAATGCTGGCGTGACTCAAATACAAACTTTAGAAGTAGTAATGAACACTGGTAAGATATGATACTAGACACCCCAAAATCATTTCAGCCCGACAAAAAAGATATCAAATATCTTAATAAGGATTTTACTCAATTGAAGGATTCCTTGATGGAATTCGCCAAAACGTATTATCCAAGTACATACAAGGATTTTAGCGAAACATCACCAGGTATGATGTTCATAGAAATGGCGGCATATGTTGGCGATGTACTATCATACTATATCGATTATCAATTCAAAGAATCGATGCTTGTTAATTCGGAAGAGCGCAAAAACATCATTGATGCTGCCAAATCGATGGGATATAAGGCAAAAACTACAACTCCAGCCGTTACAAAACTTGATGTTTATCAGCTTGTACCATCAAAATTAAATCCCGATGGAGAAATTGTTCCGGATTTGAATTATTGCCAAATAATAAAGCCTGGTATGGCTACGACCAGTGATAGTGGAATAAGCTTTATCACAAATGCACCGGTTGATTTTACAGTTGATACCAAAAATGATCCATTGGAAGTATCCGTATTTCAGCGCAACGCTGCTGGACAACCTGAGTTCTTTGTTCTTAAAAAGACCGTTGATGCTTTCTCCGGTCAAATAATCACTAAGACCGTATCTGTGGCAAGTCCTATTCCATTCTTCAAAGTGTATCTTGATGATACCAATGTAATAGAAGTATTGGATGTATATGACGCCGATGGCAATCGTTGGTATGAAACAGAGTATCTTGCACAAGATCTTGTACCAATTGATTACGAAAACATATACAAAAACGATATTACACTATCAGCATACAGAGATACTACTCCGTTCTTGCTAAGATATCTTCGCACAGCAAAGCGATTTGTGACTGGAGTTGACGCCGATAATACCACTTTCTTGGAATTTGGGTCAGGAACTAGCATCAAAGACGACGAATTGGTTGTACCAAACGCATTTACTGTAAATAGACCAACTACATTCAGAGCGGAAAATATTTCATACGATCCTTCAAATTTCTTATCATCAAAAGCATTTGGACAAGCTCCAGCCAACACTACATTGACTATTAGATATGTTGTTGGTGGAGGAATTACCAGTAATGTTGGAGCAAATACCATAAAGAATGTAAGTTCGGTTGAGTTTTTTGGAGATCTCACTGCGATGGGATTGTTGGAATTAAATCTTACAAATCTGGTGCGGCGTTCTGTAAAAGTAAACAATCCAATACCTGCCTCTGGTGGCAAGGGACCAGAAACAAACGACGAAATTAGAAATAACGCACTGGCAAATTTTGCATCACAGAACAGAGCAGTTACACAAAAGGATTACGTTGTTCGCTCATTTGGTATGCCATCCAAATATGGTTCAATAGCAAAGGCATATGCTGTAACGGATACTCAGCTGGATATGGCAAATATACAAGCGATGCCGTCGCCAATACAGAGTGGAAGTGTATCACCGGGTACGGTAAATATAGTTAATCCAGACAAAAATAACCCATTTGCCATAAATCTGTATGTATTGTGCTATGATAGTGAGCAAAGACTCATAGCATCCAACGAAGCCATACGCCAAAACTTAAAGAGCTATCTCAATCAATATCGTATGTTGACAGATAGCGTAAACATACTTGATGGATATATCATCAATGTTGGAGTAGACTTTACCATAGTAACATATAAAAACTATAATAAGCGCGAAGTTCTGGCAAATTGTATAACACTGGTACAAAGATATTTTGATATAAACAATGCTCAGTTCTGTCAGCCTATTAACCTTAGCCGCCTCGAACTTGAAATAGCAAAAGTAGACGGTGTACAGTCTGTCAGTAGGTTGAAAATTAAGAACCTGACACTGAAAGATGGAGACTATTCTCCATACGAATATGACATAGAAAAGGCTACGGTTGATAAGATAGTATATCCATCCATTGACCCAAGCGTATTTGAAGTAAGATTCCCAACTAAAGACATAGTAGGCAGAGTGGCATAAATATAGACGAAATATCTGTCTGGCGTTTATATTTATAATGTAAAGACATCTATAAATGCACTACTTTTTATATCCAACAAAAGACACGTTTATATCCAATCTGCCAGCCCTTGTAGCCAAGAATATGGGGTTGGACGAGTTGTTGGAAGTTGAAAAGCGAGTATCCGGTCAAAGCTGCTCAAGCGTTTCAACGATCAACATATTAGAATCATATACCAGTTCTAGTATAGAACTGTTAGATGGTCCAAAATCATCATCATTTGATTCTGGATCAACCGACCCAAGAGTAGTATCAAGTTCATATGTTCTAGTATCTGGTCCTTCAACCTTGGGGGCAGTATTGTCCAGAGCATTGTTGCATTTTGACTTTACAATGATTTCTCAGTCCATTGTAAGTGGAGAAATAACAGATCCTACATTTTACTTAAATCTAAAAATATGCGAATCCAAAGAAGTGCCAACCCGCTACGCTTTGGCGGCATATCCGGTATCACAGTCTTGGGATATGGGAACTGGTTACAAATATGACGGTGCCTCTTTCTCTGATGGAGCAACTTGGAAGTTTTATGATTCCAACCAAAGTCAAAAGTGGTGGAATACTGGTTCTTTGACAGATTGTTCTGGTGGAGGAACTTGGTGGATAGATGGCGCAACAGTTGTTTCCGGAGCAGGGTATGCCCAAGTTCCAAATATAAGCCAATACAACTCATATCCGGATTGCCCAGTTTGCAATTATGAGCCGCCGGGTTCTGGATCTGGAATAGTATCTACAGGATCATACGCTTGTTTCCAATATTTTGATTATCAGACTTCTGATGTCAGGATGAATGTTACGCCAATAGTAAATGCTTGGTTGGCACAAGCAATTCCAAACGAAGGCTTCATCTTGATGCATAGTGATGAAACCAGTTCGGTTGATTATGGAGCACTGAAATTCTTCAGCAAAGAAACAAATACAATATATTCTCCATACATTGATGTTTGCTGGTGTGATGCTACATTGGACACTGGAAGTGCCGATCCTATTCAACTTAGAGACGCGGTGGTGAATATGAAGAATATGTCCAAAGAATATAAGTTTGGGTCTATAATTCGTATGGACGTAGCGGCAAGAAAGAGATATCCGGTAAAGACATTTACAAACAAATTCTCCGATTATACGGCTCCTTATTATATGCCTTCTTCAAGCTTCTACCAAATTAAGGATGCTGAAAGTGAAGAAACCATATTGCCATATGATGACTTTACTCGTTTGAGTTGCGATTCAAATGGAAACTATTTTATGCTGGATACGTCCGGTCTTCCTTCCGAAAGATATTACAAGGTTGAAATTCGTTCCGAACAAAGCGGATCGATAATGACTTTTTCGATTCCAACCACATTTAAGATTTCGAGATGAACGCCAACCCAAATTTAAATGGATACAATCAAACCGACATCGAAGCTTTATTGAAAAGTGGATCGATTGTTCCAAATATAGACGATTATTCAAATCTAATAATCCAAAACATCGGAAACCAATTGTTCAGTTCTTCCATATCAATTGAATTAAACAATCTTGTGTATATTCCAACAAAAGTTGAAACAAAAATAGATCCTATATTTTACCAGATATGAGCCTGTCTGACATCAAATTTATTCAAACGTCAACCTCTTCCTTGAGCTATGGATCGATGCTGACACAAGAAGATTTGGATTTTTATACAGAGGGTATAGTCTCAAGAAACTTTCCGTTTGGTAAATCGGAAAAAGATTATGTAAAACTTGAAGTATATAATTTAGATCAAACGTTCATAACTTCCTCTTTGTTTTATTCCGAAGGAAAATATGCTTCATACACAAAATCTTTTTATGATGTTTTAAATCAATATAACGAATATTCATACAAGGAATATCAAGGAGACTTTGTAATTCTTGGAACAGAAACTCAATCATTGTTTTTTGATGTCAACAGACATTTAAAAGCTTTGAATATCCAAGATGGAAATTACAAGTTGTATTTGGAACTTGGTAGAAATATTGTTGGAAACGAAGATCTTAAGGATCAGGCTTTATTGATAAATTTGATTTCAAGTGACAGACGCGAGTTGGGAGTTATTCCAAAGATATTAAAAGGAACTTCTTCGGAGATAAATACGGATTTTGAAATATTTTCAAATGGAAAAATACCTGTAAAAGAAGTTGCAGCGGATCTTATATTTGAAATTTCAAAACCCGAAATATACAAAATATACGGTAGAGCGGCGCTGAATAATCCAACAGGGTCCAATGCTCTTAAATTCAATTATAGCTTCAAGACAGATGTTGACGCCATTTGCTTTCTTACTGACATATATTACGGAGTAAGCAAGGGAAATTACAGAGCAAGTGGACAAATAGCAGCCAATGATATTCTGGGGATATACGATCAATTCAAGAATTGGCTGTATCAGAATTATAACACAGGAAAAACGTTCCAAGAAATAAAAGATTATTACTATAGCCTTTTCCTTTATGTAGCGGATGTTGAGCTTAATAGAATTACAAACACCAAGCCAACAGATTATTCGAGTGTAATAGAATTTTTACAAACAATATTCTATAACAACATATTCTATCCTTATATTTTCAAGATAGAAGAAAAGCACAATATAGATTTGTCGGGATATTTCAGATACTATTTGAATTTTTCAAATGGAAAAAAGATATCTATCATAAACAGAAAAGTTCTACCTTCATCTGATCCAAAATTCTACGACAGTCTGGCGCTGAAGTTGCTTGAGCCTATCCCAAATGATATAGCCGTTGGGACAGACGTTTGGATTACCTGTGATTTTGGATTTTCTCCAATTGTTCAAAACACATACTATTATACCATACCAGTAATCAATACCATCAAATTGCGCGGACCAAACTTTTTGATCAAGTTGGAAAATGAAGGAAATTCTACTGAAGCTCTTTCTATGGAACAGTTGCTTGGTGAAACCGGTAGCTTGTATAATGAACTATCATCAAAAATACTTTCCAAGAACGAGCAGTTCGTTGATACAACAGACTATAGGAGCTTTGAAAACTTTGTAAATTTCTCTTCGGCGGATATCCGTTTACAGGCGTTTGCCAGCAAGAGAGATCAGATAAATAAATTGTATATTGAGATTGATACAATAAACCAAAAACTTATAGCAAATCCTAGCGATACATTCTATCTCAAACAGAAGTCTGACGCCAATTCTGAAATAGATCGATTGGAAGCAAGTATGGATGGCTACGAAAGATTCTTGTATAACAATCCTGCTTGGTATGACCAGCATACACAAGAATTCAACGGAACAACTTCCGCATCATTATATGACAAGAGCAACGGAGGATCGTTGATAAATAATCTTCCTCAGTTTATGATATATGACTCGGATGCAAATGCCGATTATATCAAATTTGTTGGAATGGTAGGTCACTTCTTTGACAATCTTTCATTGGCGGCAAAACAATATACTGAAAAGAACAATTACTCAAGTTCTCCAAACGATGGTATATCGATGGACGTAGTGAGCAGTATGTTGACTTCTCTTGGGTGGGATGTTGAAATATCCAAAGATAATTTGCCATTCCTGTTATCATCTTTCTCCAAAGAAGACTTTGATCCGGATTCTCCGCTTTATACCAAGACCAGACAGCTATCCGAAGAAGAAAGAAACAAGATTATTTGGAAGAGAATACTCAACACGCTTCCTTACATATACAAAACAAAAGGAACCGAAGCTTCACTTAATGCGCTTATTTCCTGCTTTGGTGTACCGAAAAATATAATCAAAATCAAAGAATATGGCGGCATACAAAACATCAGCGACCTCACAGACAAGTCGCTATACATCATCGAAGATGTAAAGTATGAACC